TCCATCTAGAGATAGAAGGTACTGATTTATTAGGCTTAGATAATGAGTGTGGAGGTCACAGGATCCAACGAGTCCCTCCTACGGAGCGTAAAGGTCGTGTCCACACCAGCACTGTGACTGTAGCTGTCATAGACGCTAACGAGAGCCAGAGAGCCGTGGCTATACCTAGTATCGATTTAAAAGTCGAATGGTATAGCGGTACCGGTGCTGGAGGCCAACACCGCAACAAACATCAGAACTCCTGCAGGATTACACACATCCCAACAGGAATTGTAGCTACGGCGCAATGTCGTAGTCGGCAAAATAGTCTTGCCGAAGCCCTACAAACAATACAAACACAAGTTGACAATATAACACAGGCAGCATATAATAAAACAGTAGCCGCTGATCGCAAACAACAAGTCGGTTCTGGTATGCGCGGGGACAAGATACGTACCTATCGTTTTCAAGACGATCGTGTGCAGGATCACATAACAGGCAGGAGTGCCAAAAGCTCGACTGTTTTAAAAGGAAATTTTGATTTATTATGGTAACAGTAAAAACACCCAAGGACCCTATTGAGCATCGAGATAAACTAGGACGACTGTTAGAAGTCGGAGACGCTGTCTGCTACCCTAGTCATAATAGCCTAGAACTCGGCACAGTAAAGAAACTTAATCCCAAGATGGTCAAAGTTTGGGAAGCTGGAAGACACAGTAAATGGTACAGCGGAAACAACAAATATCCTAATGATCTTGTTAAAGTTGACGGGTCTGAAGTGACTATGTACCTTTTGAAGATGAATTCTTCTGCTTAGCCAAATGCAAACGAGCCTCAAGTTCTTGAGCAACAATATAATCAGTCGAAGCCAATCTAGCTAACCAGCCCAACATCAGACCTTTTTGTGCTGCCAATGTTTCTCCTTTTGTAGGGTACGCATAGCAATCCAAAAGTTCGTTTAAATCGTCTATCTTTTCTTGAAGTCGGGTTCTTGGGTTGATCATACTATTATTTACTGGCTTGACTGAATGGTAAACGTATGCTATAATTGAACTATGATAATCAGAAATTTGGACTTATAAAGTGAATATCTCAAGCGCAGAACAAAGTGTTGTAAAGTACAATTTAGAACAATATCGTTTGGATCAAATTCGTATAGAAAAAAAACGAACTGAAGACTATGCTAAAAAGATTGAAGAACGCAGGGTTGATCAAATCATAGCAGAACGAGTAGCCAGAAATCTTCGTTTAGATTTGGACAAGGGTAGAAATATAGACATTGAATGTTAGGAGACAAATATGCCATGGATTGAAAATGTAAGTCTTGGAGATATTCCAAAAGGTCGGCATCACAATGCCGGAGAAAATTCCATGCTGATCCAAATTGTAGATCCAGCTATGGAGTTCCCTACACCTATGCATAAGTTTAAAGAAGTTCATCAGTTTGAGTTTCTTGACCTTGAACGTGATGACAAGTGGGGCGAAGAATTCAAAGTAACTGATGAGCAGGCTGCAGAGTTAGTTCGCCTACTGCAACATGCTCTTGAAAAGAGAATGAACGTGGTTGTTCATTGTGTAGCAGGTGTTTGCCGAAGTGGCGCTGTCTGCGAAGTTGGTGTAATGATGGGCTTCGACGACTGTGAAGTATTCCGTAGCCCTAACTTAATGGTCAAACACAAGATGATGAAAGTTTTGGGGTGGACCTATGACGAACAAGAACCGCACACTATTAACGGTGTGCCGTTCGAGTATGACGAATTAAATAACAAGGTGTTTAAGGCACCGCCACAACGTGAAGAAGATTGGGAATAAAATGCCAAAATGCTATCAATTGGTCGGAGTACCTGGTTCGGGTAAAAGTACCTGGGCAGAATTTCAAGACTGGGCAATGACCTGTGCTCGAGTTAGTACGGACAAGTGGGTTGAAATCTACGCAAAAGAAGTAGGTAAAACTTATTCAGAAGTGTTTACAGATTTCATGCCCACTGCTGTAGAACTTATGGCTAAGGAAGTTGTTGCGGCTCGCGACGCAGGTCGTGATATTATCTGGGATCAGACTAGCACTACTGTGAAAAGTCGTGCTCGTAAGTTTAACATGTTACCAGACTATTACCATATTGCTGTGGTGTTTAAGACTCCTGGGCATACAGAACTTATGCGTCGATTGATGAGCCGGCCTGGCAAAGAGATTCCGGATCATGTCATTGCCAGTATGATTGCCAGTTGGGACGAACCAACTGAAGATGAAGGATTTAAGGAAATTTGGTACGTTAGTTGACTAATGCAAGTCACTGGCTGTATAATAAGGATTAATATGAAAACATGGATAACCAGTGACTTACATTTTGGGCACAAGAACATTATGAGCTTTTGCCCACAAACGCGAGCACGATTTAATAACGATGTCACCTACATGAACAATGCCATGGTGGAAGAATGGAATGCCCGAGTAGATCCAACAGACTTAGTCTATATTCTGGGCGATGTGGCGTTTATGAGTGGCAGTGATGCTGGGCGTATGATTAATCGATTGTACGGCACAAAGATTTTAGTCGAAGGCAATCACGACCGTAAGACATTAATGGACGCAACATTCCGTGGCGCTTTTGCAGAAGTACACAAGTATCTGGACATTACCTATGACGGACATAAGTGTGTGATGTTTCACTATCCTATCTTTGAATGGGATCAAATGCATCGCGGTGCATTGCATTTTCATGGTCACTTGCACGGCGGCACTACAGGTATGGAAAAATATCGCTGTATGGATGTAGGAATGGACTCAACTGGGGAAATTGTAATCTTAATGGACAGAGCAGTTCGTATGATTAAAGACAACGAAATTAAAAAGCATCACGTTTGATGTATTAAGGAATATAATGTTAGAAACAATTTGTGAAGTTTTAGAAGACGCTTATAAGCGTAACTGGATTACTAGTCGTGATGGCAATGTCAGCATTAGACATCATGACAGAGATCATTTTTATATTACACCCAGTGGTGTGCGTAAACAGACACTACAACCTGATCAGTTTAAAAAGATCAGTATCGACGCAAGTATCAACAGTGGCTTTGGTAGTGCTGCATTTAATTATAGCTGGCGTGATCTTCCTTACACCGACATCAGTAAAAATCTCAAACCCAGCGGAGAAATTCCCCTACACTTTGGGCTACAAAAGCGTATGGGCCAGCATTCTGGTGATGTTCGTGTAGTAGTTCATGTGCATCCTACTTACTGTATTGCAGCCATGCACGCCGGTATTGATCTAAGTACTATTAGTAATGCATTTCCTGAACTAAATCGTTATACAAAGGTAGCACCTAACGTAGGTGATGTAGCACCTATCAGTCAAGAGCTTGCAGATCAGTGTCACAAGAATCTACAGTTAGATACAGATGGTAATATTGCTTATGACATTGTGGGCATCAAAGGTCACGGTGTTGTGGCTATTGACACTAGCCCTTGGCGAGCATACGAGCACATAGAACGTCTGGAACATATCTGCAAGATTGTGTTGGCATCGGGCAAATACTGAATTTTATAAATATTTGCATGTTCAATAAACTTGCAAAACTGTTTAAAGAGCCCGAGCAGGGCATGGTCAAGCTGAGTTTCATAGCGTTGAACGAACTCGACGAGCCCTATGAAGATGTTGCTACTGTGCCCTATCATGATGAGTTTGATCCAAAAATTGTGGAATCTAAATTTAGAAAATTCATGCTGTTGCGTAAGCATTTAGTATTAGAAATCACTGTACTAGAAGTGACAAAAACTTCAGGTTGACAGCATGGTAAATCCATGCTATAATATACACTTATTAACAAGGAGAGTAGCATGGAAGATTTTACAATGGATCTCAGCGGATTCGATGTAGTCCGCAAGGCGCAAGTCTATGCCATGGCTGCTCATGCGGCTGTTGGACAGAGGCGTAAGTACACCAACGAACCCTACATCGTTCATCCTGCTGAAGTTGCAAAGATTGTAGCAGGTGTTCCTGGTAGCACTCCAGATATGGTTGCGGCTGCTTGGTTGCACGATGTTGTGGAAGACACTGGTTGTACATACACTGACATCCATATGGCATTCGGTGCTGACATCGCTGCCTTAGTTGGCTGGTTGACTGACGTTTCAAAGCCCGAAGATGGCAATCGTGCCCATCGCAAGGCCATGGACCGTGCTCACACTGCTGAAGCACCTGCTGAAGCACAGACCATCAAGTTGGCAGATTTGATCAGCAACAGCCGAAGCATCATGGCACACGATCCTGCTTTCGCTAGGACTTACTTAGAGGAAAAGAGATTGTTGTTAGCTGTGATGACTCGAGGTGACGCAGGTTTGCACGCCGAAGCCAGTCGGTTCGTGGGTGTATGATTGATTTAGACGTTAATAGTTTTTATCCACATACTCCTATGAACTGGTTTACTGATCACAAAAATCGACCTCGGACTCTCGAGATGAGAATAAAAGAAGAACTTGCTCCTCAAAAATACACTGTGTATTATTCGGGGGGTGACTGGTGGGAAGACAAGGATGAGATGACTGCATGGTGCTCGAAGAATTTTGGACACAGAAACAACGGATATAATAATCCACGCTGG